TCCAATTATTCAAGGCTGTTCTACCTGTAAAACTATCATAAAACGCATATGCCTGTGGATTATAACAATAAGTAGGGCTTGGAGTATTGGTTTGAGTATTTGTTGGTGTTTGTGTTGAAGTTTGAGTATTTGTCGGAGTTGTTGTTGGTGTTTGAGTATTTGTTTGAGTATTAGTCGGAGTTGTTGTTGGCGTTTGAGTTTGGGTTGGCGTTTGGGTTTGAGTTGGAGTTTTAGTAGGCGTTGGAGTTTGGGTTGGAGTTTTAGTAGGGGTTATTGACGGAGTTGGCGTTGGAGTGGCAGTTATATCAGCAACAAAATATGAAACAATATCATCTATTGCTCTTTGTTCTCCCAAATAGTCACTAAACTTTTTATTAAAGAATGTTCTCCCCATGTATTATTTTTACTTTCTCAATTAAATCATTAACATCAATCTCGTCTCCAATATTGAAGTAGTGTGTTTTTATTCTTGAACCAAACTTGTTTTGATTATCATAGTAGATTACAACAACCCCTATGTTTAATGTATCCAAGTCCCATTCAATTTTTTTTATTTGATAGTGTTCATATTCAACACCATCAACAATTACTTTTTTATGAACCAACATAACCAGTCGTATCACTCAAAGGGATTGGACCAGTCCATTCTACTAATGGTAATTGTTTAACCCAATCAAAATCGGGATTATCACAATTATTAATTTCTTCAGTTGATATAATCCAATCTCCGCCTAATTGTTGAACTGGGTTAAAATAACTATCTTCTTGATAGTGATGTCCTATCAACGAATCTTTTTGTTCTATGGTTAAAAGTCCTACTAACATATTATATTATTTAATAAGTATTTCTGCTTAATGAGGTTTGATAAGTTTGAATTATCGTATCCAATGTTGTTATTTGTGCGACGGTCAATCCTGTGTGAGCATAATTGAATTGTTGTCTAAATACAGAATACTGACCATCTGTTCCGTCAGAGTTTAATGCTCCAAGATATATTGGTTGTGGTGATTTAGCAATGGAAGCTTTATTTACAGTTTCAAATAAAGTTCCTCTTCTAACATAAGATACTTGAGTTGTTCCTGTTCTTGTAAATGCCAATCCACCTAATGAATTTGGATTTGTTGCGGTAGTTGGTGCTCCTGTATCATTTTCCCAAGCAAATGCGTCAATCACATCTGCGTTTGATTTAGGGTATAGTGCCCAACCATTACTTAAATCACCTTTACTACCCATAGCACATTTACTAAAGGCTCCAACACTATCAGTTCCTGAATAGAAACCTAATGTTCCACCCGATATAGTTAATGTTGATGCTGAGTTAGGTGTGAAGAATGTATTAGCATAAGCATTAACTCCGTTTGGAGTTGCTCCTGATGAACTATGTGTCCAACCACCATTAAATGTTAATCTATAACCTGCGTTAGTATCAACAGGATTTAATGCGTTAAACTTATTTGACCCTGCAGTTCCACCAATAAACGGATACATATACAACATACCATTATTGAATCCATTAGACCAAATAGATTGGAATAATGTTCTTGTCGCTCCTGAGATTGTTGAATTTAATGTTCCTCCAGCGGCAACAACTGCCGATAAATAACTGTTAGCTTCACTTGTTCCTGGTAAAATTGTTGGAGTCGGTGTAGGTGTACCTGTTGGATTAGGAGTTGGTGTTTGGTTTGGAGTTCCCGTTGGTGTTTGAGTATTGGTCGGTGTAGGAGTTGGAGTTGGTGGAATAAATACAACATTAACACACGGACAAACTGGTGTAACTGATGATATTGTAAATCCACTTATATTACCTGCTCCTGTTGAGTAAGTGTGAGTATGGTCGTTATTTGCCATAATTGTACTATATGGAACATTTATCGCCCCACTTGTTATATCATAACTTCCAACTATTGTATAATCACATAAGGCATTTGCATTACCTGTGTAATCAGGATTATTAAATAATGTAAATTTTATATTATCATTACCTTGTATTTCACTTTTTAAATATTGTGTTGTAAAAGTTCCACAAGTAGGTGTCTGTGTTTGAGTTGGTGTTGTTGTTGGAGTAGTCGTATTAGTTGGGGTTGGTGTTGTTGTTGGAGTTTCTGTATTAGTAGGAGTTGGTGTTGGTGTTGTTGGGATTATGTTTTCACTTTCGGTATTCACAGCAACAATGGCACTCCATACCGGCATTTCTTTTTCACCATATGGTTTTAATGCTTCTTGAAAATCAAAAGGTTTTTTCTTTGTAATAAATTGTGCATTTGATGGTCTATAACTTCTACCGTTCCACTTCATTTTTTTGTTCTTGGCTTAAAAAAAGGGCACCCTCCAAGCTGAAGGGTACCCAAATTTATTTATAATAATATTATTCTGCGTCTACAGTAATACCTGTAAATACTGCTCCAAGAGTAGTAGTCACAAGGATTTCTTGTGTCGCATTTGGTTCACCACCAACGATAGTCAATGCACTCATACCATTAAGGTCTGTGTATGCAAGTCCTGTAGCAAGACCACCAGAGGTAACCAATGCTCCATTTTGCCATGCACCTGACCAATATTGACCATTGTTATCTTTGACAATAAAGAATATATTATTTTGATTTACTAAATTTTGGAATACTAAACGTAATTCATAATTTAATCTTGGTAAGTTCATTACCAATGTTGGTTGGAATACAACAGATTGCGCTGTTGTGTTTACACCAATGTCTTCAGTAAATGAAGACCCCTGTTTTGTAAGTTCAAATTTGTAAAATACACCAGAACCTGATGCCGCAGTGATTTGCTCATTTGCGTTAGATGTCCATGCAGTAATTGTATTTCCTGAATTTCCAAGAATCCAAACCGCATTTAATCCACCAGTACTTGCATTTCTACAATCTAATTGAAACCCACTTTCTATATAACAACTCATTTTTTTTTCAGTTTTTAATTTTAAGGTTTATTAGTTTATGCTGCAACTACCCAAGAGTCAACAGAGAATACACCCACACCATAAGTAGCGTGTAAGTTTAATTTTACAATGTCCTCAAATGGGTCATACATTGCTCTTTGAGTCATCATCTCAGCATTCATACCAACCATAATGTATTGTGCAGGACCTGCATATACTTTACTTTGACCTGTAAGACCTTGAGTTGGAACTACTCTTACATTTGAACCTGGAAGGATAACACCCCAATCAGAACCTTCAGTAGCAATACCAGTTGGGTCTGTGAACAAGTTAATGAATGAGTTGTTTCTCATTGATGCTACCAAAGCTCTGTAGTCAGAATAACCACAATAGATAACTAAGTCATCTCTGTGTAATACATTCTCAGGGATATTTTGGTAGTAAGTTGTGAATACATCTAAACCATTTGTTGCAGTAGCAGCAGTGTAAGAAATTTGAGTTGCTCCATTACCTGAAGTAATCAAAGTTGTCACACCATTAAAACATTGATTGTTGTAAATAGTTGCACCAGTCGCAGTTGTATTTCTCCACAATTGTAATTCTATTTGGTTAGCAGTTCTGTTTGCGATATCTTCAAGAATTATTTCCTCAAAAGGAACTGACTCTTGGAAATTAGCATCAGTTAAATACTGAGACAAATATGTGTCATACAAAGAATAAGGACATAACTGTTGGTTTACTTTTTTATTACACAAATTAATTGTAACGACATTTTGAACAGTGTCTCCTGTTGGGTCAAAACCACATGCTAGGTCTTGTAAAATAACATCATTTGTTACGAAACCTACTTTTTCAGTTGTACCTTTTAAGTTTGGTCTAACAGATGAATATTTTGGTAACGTCAAACCTAAGAACGCCTTAATCAACATATCATCACCGTATGAGTTATATGTTGGTAGAGAGTCTAAATTATAGTTAAAAGAGAAGGATGATACCTCACCTTTTTTATACATTTTCTTTTCCATTTTATTTTCTAATTTAATTTATTTTTTTAATGCATTTCTCAAGAAAGCAACTTTCGCATCAGCAATATTTTCTTTTGCAAAGGTCTTACGTGCCACTGGTTTATCAAATACCGGTGAATTCTTGAAATCCTCATAATCTGTTTTATAGGAATCAAATTCCTTGCTGAACTTGGACATCATTGATACCATTCCTGACATCGCCTCCTTCATTTTTTTCATTTCATTTTTGTAATCTTCAAGTGATAAAGAACCTTCTGCAGTTTCATCAGGATACTTCACTCCTGTGATTTCACCCTTACCATCTACGGTTAGGACGATACCAGAATCAGTTGTGTGCTCCCCTTCAGGTGCGGATACTTTTTCATCTTCTTTTGTGATTACATACAATTTTTGTCCGACTTCAAATTTGCCATCTTCATCCGTTAAAATCTTAGTTCCATCTGATAATGTTGCTTTCGCCATCGTTACTTCGTTCACTTCAACTTCAGTTGAGGCTTCTTCTATTTCTTGAATTCTAGAAATACGTGAATCCTCACCTACTACTAAAAGAATACCATCGCGAGTTTTGTGTTCTCCACTCGGAGCAGGTTTCAATATAGAATCTTCTCCAACAACAAATAGCTCATCTCCAATCGAGAAAGGCTCTTCACTGTTGTTCGTGATAGTCGTTGTGTTGTCAATTAACTTGGTTACAGAAAATTTTTCAGATTTAAACTTAAGACCTAACAAATTAGATATTTTTTCTAGTGCTTGTTTAGCGTCCATTCATTTAAAATTTATGTTTGTTTATTTGTTTTTTGTATTAAATACAAAATATTACGTAGATAAATATCGCACTGTTTGTAAGACAGAAAAAAATTAATTTCCATAGAAAGAATTTAGAATATCAATAACTTTGTTTAAAATAACTTGGTCTCTTTCTTCTCTTGAAAAATTAAGTAAGAAATTTCCTTCGACACTCGCTCCTTGAATTTTTCTTTCTTTAATTAATTTTAAAACCTCGTTACCTTCAGGTGTGTCTAATACTTTATAGGCTGACATCCAAGTTCCAAAAGGAAGTTGTTCTTGTGTGAATCCTAATTCATATGCTTTATCTTTTTCACCTTTTATTATCCAAGTTTCTACCAACACCAAATCTTCAAACTTTTTATCACTATGTTCATAGTTGGTCATACGATTTCTTAATTCTGACATGAACTTATCCCTAATAGAAACAATGGTTTGTGGTGTAAATTTTACGTAATATTTTTCATTAGTTACCTCATCAATTCTTGGGATTAAAATATCCGGTATCATCAATGGGGTATATATCATTCTCTCTTCAGTTTTTGCTGCAAAGAGTTGTTCTGTATTTTTATTCAAGTTTGGTTTACATACATCACCAAATACACATTCTATATCTTTCATATAAGATACAGAGTTCATGTTCTGTTGTGATATGATATAAGCGACCTCTGATTTTCTTTTTGTTTCAGGACTAAAGTATCCGTTGTTTGGTAATGACTTTGGTGGGACACCAGCAATTCCATCTGCCATTCCCTGGTCTACCATATTATTCTCTTGAAACAAATATTTTCGCCAAGCGTGAATACAATTAGGCCCCCCCTTATATAAGTATTTGCTATAAGATTCTCCATTATGTCCAAATTCTTTATTGGTATCTTTTAATAAATCTATTTCTAATCTACGGAAATACCTATTCTCTATTGAATCACAGAAATCTCTGTCAGGTGAACCTGATAATATTCTTTCATATTTGAAATATATGGTTGGTGTCTTATGGTTTCTCCTGTAGATTTCCTGTTCTGTTGAACCTCTCATCGCTCCTGTAATTGATTCAAACTTTTCAAGGTCAGTCTCAGCTAAGAACTTTAACAATTTAACTGTTTCAATTTCTTCTTCAGTATAATCTTCAACACCAAATGATTCAGGGTGTGTCTCACAAGCCATATAACCCTCATCATGTGAATGATGACCAACACAACCAATCATTGTTGCGTGCTTCTCAGCATCTTCAATGGTCTCAAATATTGGATTTCCATCTATGATTCCAATTTGACCAGGAAACATTTGAAACTTTTCAAACTCTTCTTTTGGGACACAATTTGGAACCTCACGACCATTTAACATTTTTGTTCCAATTGCAATATAACCCTCCCAACATGCGTCTTCCAATCCCTCAAATAGTCCACCAACACCACAACCACAATCTCCTTCAAATAATACTGGTGGTAATTCTTGTTCAACCAACATTGAGTCCGTATCACCAGTTGATGGATAGTTCTCGTATGCTGGTAATCCTCCAATATCATAATCAAATTTAATTGCTATAGGTCCTAATTCTTGTCTAACATTAAAATCTGAATCATAATGTCTTGGTAATTCCATTCTTCTAATCAAATCTACCTTCTCAGCTCTTGATGAATACAGTTGGATTGCTGTTATAGGAATACGATATTCATTGGTAAAATCAATAAGGTCTTGAGTTGGTAATCCCTGTATGAATATAATTGGTAATGAACCTCGGCTCATTTCATTTTTAAACATTCTTAATCCTGTAGGGGTCTTTAAAGTTTCCCACTCAAAACCAACTCTTGTTGCTGAGAACTTTCTATTCTCCCACATACCATAACATTGTCCTGCTGCTTGGTCTTGAGTCTTACCTTCTTTTATAACATAGGATATGCAACGACCAATAAACTCGTCTTTGGATTCTGTTGAACCTGGTTTAACAAAGTCTTGAACTCCCATCTCTAATTCCTTTAAGATTGAATCTACCCACTCCAATGCTGGTTTACCTCCCCATAAGTCATAAGAGATGGTTCCATTGTCATCGTAGTTTCCTGTATAATAAGTTGCTGCTCTCTCCAAATATGATTTCATTCTCTTTACAGTTTCCAATGAAATCTCATCACGAGAACAAAGTTGTTGTGCTCTGATTTTTCCTGTTTGAGTTGCTGCAGGATTTCCCCTTTCCTCATTCTCCTTGATGGCACGACATGCCTTTGCAGACACATTGTCA